GTCCCGGCATAGTCGTTATCACAGATTTCAATGATGTCACCGGGTGTGTGCCGCAGCCCCTGAGACCCGAGCGTGAAATCCACCGTCTGCGTTTCCAGCAGTCCGGTCTTTATCACCCACAGTCCGGCACGGTGGGCCTGACCGCGGCTGGTACAGCCGAACGCGTCCATCTTCAGCAGGTTGCGTCCGTAGCGCAGTATGGCTTCCGGGTCTTCCACCAGTTCCGTGGAGGTCTGCCAGCCGTTCTGCGGGTCGGTGTAATTCACCTCCACCGCCGTGTGCCGGTCCTTCAGGGCACTGAAGCTGTAGCGGAATCCCACGCCGTTATCATCCACCACCACATCGCTGTTGGTGTACGGCCACACCACATCCGACGGGCGGTCCTGAACGAACGTCAGCGTCTGACCGTTCCATACCGGCATACAGCGCATCGCAGAGCAGAAATCACTGAGAACGTCCCACGCCTTACGCTGTTGTGCCAGGTACGCATTAAAGGTCATCCGCGGCTCTGTCCCCCCGAAACCATCCGGGACCGTCTGGTCGCAGTACTGCCCGATGGCATACAGCGCCCACTTGTCCACATCCGCCGCCCCCAGACGTTTTCCCATGCCGTAGCGCGGGTGAGTCAGCATGTCCCACAGGCACCAGGCCGGGTTGTTGCTGTATGCCGGTTTCAGACTGCCGTCCCAGATACCACTGTACGTGCGTTTTTCCGGGTCATAGTTTGACGGCACCTGGATGATGCGACCGCGGATATGGTAGTTCACCGTCATCTGCTGGCCGCCGAACTGCTCCGCATCCACCTGCAGCCCCACAATGGCCGTGTTCGGGTAGCACTGTTTCACATCGATGATTTCGGTGTATGACGACCACAGCGTCTTATTCTGCAGCTGGTCCGTGGTGCTGTCCGCCGTCTCCCTGACCATCCGGATGTTAAAGGGCCGGGGAGGCAGATTATCCAGAATCACCGAGGCCAGGAACTGTGAGGTGGTCTTGCCGTTAATGGTGACGTCCTTTTCCGTCACCCAGCGGCCATTACGCTGTAACTGAATCAGAATCCGGACAGAGGAAGGATTACGGTCGCCCTTTGACGTGGTCTGCACCAGTGACTGCACCCCGAAGGTAACCCGCAGGCGGTCAATGTTCGCGGACGTAATGGTGCGCGTCACCGGTTTTGCCTTCGTCACTTCCACGCCCAGTCCGGTTTCAGCTCCGGAGGACTCAAAGCCTTCCGGTGGTGTCTGCTCCTGCTCCCCGGCGCGCCAGACCGCCGTCACACCGTGTATCACGGGATTGCCGTCCGTGTCCGTCAGTGGGGTTTTGTTCACCAGAATACTCTGCAGTCCCTTCACCGGACCTTCTATCGGTCCCTCACCAATCGCATCAATCACACTCATCATCTGCGTGGATTTGAGATTATCCTTCGCCTCACGAGGCGTGTGTGCCTTACCGCCACCTTTTCCCATACAGCCTTCCCCTGAATAAATTAACCGCCACTTGCCATTCCGTACAGAAGTCGGATATCCTTCGCCCGAAAAGCATGAAACACATTTCTGCCATGCTAAAGAGAAACCCCGGTATCAGCAGATACCGGGGTTTTCTTTCATGCCCACCGATAATCCTGTTGGTTAAAACCGGTAATGGCATAAAAATTCTGAATATCTTCACATTTTCACACACTGACTGTGGCGCTTATAATTTCGCTGCGTTAGTGTTTTTTTGCCCGAGTAACAAAAACAACTCCTTAACATTGATCTTCATTTGTCTGTCCCCGCAGCTCCGCGATCACTGCGGGATTTTTTTATGTTTTATCCCTGTCGCCCGATAACCACGACCGTTCCGCCCCCGCCTTCATCACGGGTGCTGATGTCCTGGGATATACGGCGGGAGCCAACCAGCATTTCCCCGTAAGGCACCGGCATCGGGTTCCCCTGGGCAATCATGTTATCCAGCGAGGAAAAGTACGTGTTCTGTCTGCCGTTATCCGTTGCGCGGTAATCCGGTGTTTTTGCCTTCGGGGCCAGCATCTGGGCCACACCGCCCAGAATCATGCTGGCTCCAAGTGAAAACAGCATCGTGGTGGCAGAAAAACCACCGGCTGCCAGGGCTGAACCCCATAACGCCATTGATGCCCCGGCAGTGAAGAAAGAGCCCACGATGGCTGCCGCCCCCAGCACAATCTGCAGTCCACCCTTTCCGGCCCCGGCCAGTCGCGGCACAATATGGATGACCGTTCCCTCACCCAGCTGTTCGTGAAGACGGGCGTACACCGCCTCCGGTGCCGTGTCATAACCGGCAATACGTATCTGGTACCAGCCTTCGTTCATCTGACGGCGAAAGCCCGGCACCTGTAACGACAGCGCCCGGATGGCTTCCGCTGCCGTGTTCACATACAGGCTGAGGCGGCGGCCAAATCGTTGTAAATCCCCGTGAAGGCAGATGCGTGCCAGTGGCGGTGACGCCAGACAGAATGCGTTCGTCGTTGCCATTTTTCGGAATACCTCTCCCGTTTACTCAGTTGTTCAGGCAGATGGTGAAGCAGCTCACCGTTGCCGCAGTAAATGGCGGCATGGTTCGGTACCGAAGCACCAAAGCAGCACAGCAGAATATCGCCCGCCTGTGCAGAGGACAGGGGCACCCGGTAAAAGCCGGTGACCGCCATATTGTCCAGGTAAAGGTTCTGACCGTTGCGCCACCAGTCATCCTCGCGATGAAAATCCGGCATCTCAGTCCCCGCCAGATGATAAGCATCCCGGAACAGCGTGTAACAGTCCGTCACCCCGTGCTCAAAGCGCCGTCCTGTCAGATGTGGCACACAGCGGAATTTGTGAATGTCACCCCGGCAGACCAGCCACCAGGGCAGTGCGCTTTTTATCTGCAGCCGCCGGTCAGCCTCGCTCAGCCAGGGCAGCCCACCGGGATGACTGTGGACCAGTGCCACAATCTCCCCCTGCATCTCTGCCCGCAGCCAGTCTTCCGGTGCGATACGAAAATACGCCTCCGGCTCTGCAGAAATATTCACACAAGGGATATACCACTCCCCCTCCGGCGTGCTTATCACGAAGCCGCACGACTCCGCAGGCGCACACCGCCGGGCATGCGCCAGAATCGCTGATTCAGTCTGTGTCATAAACCGGGATTTACTGCGAAAGTTTATTAATGGAAAGGAAACCGCCAAAATTGCCGACATTCCTGCGCAGTTCACACCCGCGCATGCACTTGCTGCATCTGTCCTTACGGATATCCGTGGTGGGTTTATCGAACTCATCCGCCACCGCAGGACCGTTATACCCGCATTCATCTCCCCGGTAATCCCACATACAGGTGTTCGCCAGCATGATGCGACCGGGAAACAGCGCCCCGTCCGTCTCGGTCGGTGTAGCCAGCACAAACGAGGCCGTCATGGCTGTCAGCTGCGACATCTGCTCCACCACCCAGCGGTCACTCAGCTCCTGCTCCGGGTCCGCCTCCGGATTGCCCGCAACGAAATTCACCGCATCCAGAAAACGGGCATACACCCGGCGGCGGACCACCGTGGCCCCCACCAGACTCTGCAGGTCTTCCGCCATCCCGGTGACCAGACCGAACAGATTGGACACCGTCAGCGACGGTCTGGCACTGCTGCCCCGGCCGTTCATCTCAAAGCCGCTGCCGTCAATCGGGTATGCCTCATACTTACGCCCCTGCCAGATGACCGGCTCCCCTTTTTCATTCAGCTCATTACAGAAAAAATACCGCTCACCACCCTGTACCGTCAGGTCGATTTCCCAGAGTACCACCCGCGGTGACTGCTCTGACTTAACCGACTCGTTCAGACTTTCTTCGCGAATATCCTGCATCAGTTCACCACCTGCTTAAACTCCGCGCTGAACTCAACGCGCAACATCCCGACCCGCGCAGACCACCCGGCACAGGTCACCTTTATCTGCCGGTATGCATAGGGTGGCTTCCACAAAAATGCCTTCCAGCCACCGTGCTCTGCCAGGAACGCTTCCAGATGCCGGGCCTCCTCCCGGGTCACGGAAAGCGTCACCCTGTATGTTTTCAGGTCAGCATTCAGCCCTGCCGCCATACGCTGTGAGTACCCGTCACCAAAACGCACTTCACGCACCGATGGCTGCGAGTTCACCTCCATATCCGGCTTCACTTTCCAGCGAAAGGTTTTCATCCACCGCTCCCTGATAACATACCGCCATCACGCAACTGCAGCCGGAGTTCATCCTGTGCCCCCTTGCGGGCCATCTCATACACCGCTTTCATCAGCTGCGGCCCTGCCCGCCCGTTGGGGCCGTCGTTCTGAATCACCACGTGATTGTTCTGATTAAAATTAATGCCTTCCGCCCGCCGCATCTGCGCCGGACTTCCGGCACCGCCGACATAACCACCTTCCGCATAGCCCCGCATCAGGCGGTACAGATTGCCGACACCAATCCGGCTGGTCGCCTCCTTCGTGAAGACAAACTCCCCGCGATGAACAATCCCCGCAGGTTCATATTTACCCCCCGTCCCCGTAAATCCCCCGGTCGCGAAATGGAAGTTCGCCGCCGCAGCCTGAATGGCTGTACCGCCTGACGCGGATGCGCCGCCACCAACAGCCCCGCCAATGGCGCTGCCGATACTCCCGACTATCCCCACCATCGCCTGCTTCAGAAAAATCTCTGTCAGCATGGACAGCACAGAACGGGTGAAACCACGCCAGTTCTGTTCGCTGCCGGTCAGCATCGCTGCCATATTCTGTGCAATACCGTCAAAGGTCTGCGTGGCCGCGTTTTTAACCTGCGAAAAACTGTCCGTCGCACTTTCCGCCCACTCGCCCCAGCCGGACTTCATCCCGGCCATCCAGCTTCCACGAAGCTGCTCCTCCGCAGACCAGGTGTTCTTCAGTGCAGATGTGGCCTTCGCCAGCGCAGCCGGATTATCACCGTACACCTCACGAAGGCGCTGCTCTTCCGACTCCCGCTGCGCCTGACGGTCGGTGAGTCCGCGGGCTTTTGCGCTGATTGCCGCCTGCTTCGCGCTCTGCTGCTGTTCAAACCGCGCCGCCTGCTGTGCCAGCTCATTCAGCCGTTTCTGGTGTTCAATCTTGTCGCCCAGCTCAGCCAGCTGGCGTTTGTACTCCAGCGTTTCTTTCTCATGGGCCAGCAGGGATTTTTCCTGCTCAGATAACTGCCGTTTCGTGGCGGCCTCTTTCAGGACCACATACTGATTTTCCGCTTCCCATAAATCCCGGCGCTGCTGGCTGATTTTCTCATTCACACCGCTGTGTTTTTCCAGCGTCCTGAGCTCGGTTTCAAGCGCCAGCATGGCTGCATGCGCCCGGTCTTCCTGGCGCTCACCGGCAGACACCTTCACACCTGACGGCTTTTTCAGCGTCGATTCATAATCCTTTTTTGCCGACGCCATCAGCGTGTTGTAATCCGCCTGCAGGATTTTTCCGTCTTTCAGGGCCTTATTCAGCTCTTTCTGACGGGCGGTATATTTATCCAGCGGCGTCTGCAGGCGCTCATACGCCTTCTGCGCCTCTCCGGTATACTTCAGCTGTGACGCCTCACGCTCAGCCCGGTCCCTTGCCGCCAGTTCACCGGCTTTTTCCATATCCGACTGCAGCGTGGCCGCTGCCAGACCCAGACGGGCATTTTCCCGGTCATCCCATGCCCCCTGAAGGTTCGCACGAAAAGAGGAGGTCTTTCCCCGGCGCTGGCTCCGGCTCTGGTACCACTGCCATTTTTTATCCGCCTCATCAAATGCCTTCTGCGCACTGGCGAGCATATCCGCTGAGGATTCAGGACGACCGATATCCAGAATGGCATCCCACATCGATTTGAATGCCTTCCCTGTTTTATCCGCCCAGGTCTCCAGTGTTCCCATGTTTTCTTTCAGGCGACGGGTCTGCTCATCAAAGCCTTTCGTGGCGATATCGTTCGCCGCCTGCAATGCCCCGGCCTCGTCTCCGGAACGCTGCAGCTGTGCAACATACGCAATCTGCTCTGCCGTCACGTTACGGAACTGGCGCGCCATCGCCATCAGTCCCGACGTCGGGTCAGTGGTCAGCTTCCCGAAGGCTTCAGCGACTTTATCCACCTCCACACCGGATGCAGACGCAAAACGCGCGACACTCTGGTTGATGGCATCAAACTGTTCACCACCACGCACACCGGCATTCACCAGGGCTGCCAGTGACTCTCTCGCCTGGTTAAACGTCAGCCCTGCTGCCTGCCCGGCTCTTGAGAGAGTCAGCATACGATCGGCAGTCAGTCCGGACTGATTACCGGAAAGAACCAGGGTTTTATTAAACGCTGAAAGCGTGGAATCTCCCTGGTACCAGGCGTACACCAGCGCACCTGTCGCCACCGCCAGCGAGGTGACCCCGACCATCGGCAGGGTGATCGCACCGGCGAGCCCCCTGAACATGGGGATCATCCCGCCGAAGGAGTCCTTCACCTGACCGCCCTGTTGCAGCAGGATCAGCCAGGGATTCTGACCACCGGCAAGCTGCGTGGCGATATCCGTAAACTGTGCGGGCAGGGTACGCATGGCCGCTTTATACTGCCCGACGGAAATCCCGGCTTTTTGTGCAGCCAGCGCCTGGCGGCTCAGGCCCTGTTCAACAGCACTGGCGGTTTTTCTGGCGTCGGTATCCAGACCTGAAAAATGACGCCTTACCCGGCTCATCTGCTCATCGAAACGGACAGCATCCAGACTCAGGTCAATAACAAGATCACCAACCGGCTGGGACATATCTCACACCTCCCGGAATCCCCGCTGAAGCCATCATTAATGCGGCATCATCCACCATGACATCCGCCACATCCGCAGACGATAAAATATCGCGCCCTCCGTCCCCACCGAACCGGACGCCTCCGGCAAGTCCTGCCGCTTTCTGCATCAGCATTTTGTCCTCATCCGGCCTCTCCACCTGCTCTTCCTCATGCCGGGGGACAAGCAGACTGAAATCAGAGGGATGCATATCCGGATCGCAAAAAAACAGGCTGAGTACAGCGTACGTCAGCCCGGAAAAATGCATATCCAGCTGGGTATCCTGAAAATAATGCGTGCGGTAAAAACAGTGCCAGTCGGCATATTCGGTGGATGTCATCCCGGCAAGCATGGCGCGCCAGTCGGGTCTCCCCATCTCACGCGCCAGTCTGAGGGCAAAGTTCAGCTCGCCGTCGAAGACTTTCCCGCAGAAAAATCATCATCAGTCAGCGTGTTATTTTTCGCCACTTCAGTAATATCAGTATCCGGACGAACAGCTTCGATCATCCCGGACAGGCACAACACCACGTCTTCCGCCCGGGCAATGGCATCGGCAGGCCAGGTGGTGAGCACTTCCTGCTCTATCTTCATCACGGCCTCATTCATTGACGGTGACTGCGTTTTCTGTGGATGGTTATGCCACAGGGACATCGCCACCAGAAACGCGCCGGTTCTGACGAGATCTTCCACGCTTACCTGCAGGTTGCCGCTGGATTCTGCCTGTTCTGCACGCCGTTTCAGGAGGGCAAGATGCTCGATACGCTGCAGCGCAGACAATTCGGAAAGCGTGACAGACACACCGTTATATTCAAATTGTTCTGTTTTCAGAAACATGTATTACCTCCGTTTACCCTGCAGCGCCCGCTTCAGTAACGGTGACTTCAGCCACTGCGGCGAACTGACCATTTCCGCTCACCACAGGGATCTGCACCTTACCTGTCGCCACGCCGTTTACCGTAATTGTCATATCTTTCACACTAATGGTGGCTTTCGACGGATCGGCGGAAACCGCTCTGAACGTCTTGTCGGTTGCACTTTCCGGCTCAAAAGAAACCGTCAGGGTGGTTGTTTTCCCTTTTGCCACCGTACCGGATGTCGGCGTCACCTTAATCGCACTGACCGGCGTAATTTTGCTGCGTTCTTCCGCTACAGAAGGTTTACCCACGTTAGTGACTTTCACCGTGCGGGTGATCACTTCTTTCGCCGTCACGGCCTTACCGATACTGCTGACCCAGCCACGAAACACATCCACCGTGCCATTCGGAAAACGGATTTTATAGGCCCGGACATCGCCGCTTTCAAACCAGCCTATAAGCCCTTTCTGGCCTTCCTCTCCCGGTTTCCAGGCCAGCGTAAAACTGGTATCACCTGCAGATTTCTGCCCCTGCCCGGTCGCGGTCCAGTCCGCGTCTTCATCATCCAGGTAGTTATCATCGAAGGATTCTGCCGTCATCTCGCCCGGCGTCAGATCCTTCACCTTAGCCAGTCGCTGCCAGTCATCGTCTGACAACGGGTTTGCATAAGCATCACCCTTGCCGTTGTAAAC